GAAATGAACGTCCGCACCCTTGAAGTAAAAGCTTACAGCTCTGCGGTAGACCTCGATATCCGAAATACTTTCCCTTACACCCTTAACAGCGTTTTCCACACACTCAGCGAAAGTTCTGTCCGTCTGCAGGACCGCCTGAGCGAACTCCTCGTTCTGCTCACAGAAAGTTTTGAGAGCCTCAAGTGTAGGCTTTGCGACCGCCTGTGCATACTTGCCAAGCTTAGCGACAGAAAGTTCCTGCGACAGCTTGTCCTGAGCTTTCTTTGCGTTAATGTTCATTGCTGTCACCGCCTCTCAGTTCATCAAGCTTACATCTTGTGTCGAATATTTTTCCGTATGCCTCTCCGATATCAAAGGCTCTC